TGCACTCGTGCGGGCGGCGTAGCAGCACGGCGAGGGAGCCCGCGAAGGGTTCCACAAAATGTACGGGATCGCCGAGGGCTTCCCAGACGGCCCCGGCGGCGGCGGACTTGCCTCCGGCGTACACGAAGGGTGTTTTGCGTAGGTCAGTCAGCATCGGTCACCGCCCTGGCCTCGTCGCAGTGGTAGCACGACGGGGGCGGTGGGCATCCCTCGACGTAGCGCCAATGCTTGCCGCAGGCGGTACACCGCCACGCCTGCCGTGTGCCTAGACACTGGCCGCAGGCCGGCGAACAGTCGGGGTCCGCGCAACGAGTCAGCTCGAAGATGGGCGGATGGTTAGCTGGTGACATTGGTAGCACCCTCCCGAACCACGTTGAAAGCTGCGCGATTGCAGTAGATGGACTTGGCGATCGGCGCGTTGCAACCCGGCTGTCCAAGCTGGCACGGCCGACACTGGCACGGGAACCACGGCAGCGCGTCAAGCCGACCGATTAGGATCGCCCCGGTGTTGCGTTCGACGATAGCCAGAAACACCGGGCAGCCCGTTGCCTTCTGGACCTGCAGGTACTGACGATAGTGGGCTGCTTTCAGGCCGTGAACGTCGATCTGCTTGCTGTTGTTGAACGCGGCATGGCTGTAGTGTTTGACCTCTACCCATACCCGGTTGCCGCCCCGGCATACGTCCAGGTCAGGCACGATTAGCGAGCGGGTCAGGAACTTAAGCTTGGGTGCAACGTCTCCGTCGGAGCCGGTGAAATCGTAGGACGGGATCACGCCGTAGCCGCGCTCCTGTAGCCATCGGGTCACGATGGCCTCGCCCTCGCGGCCTTGCCGCAGGTTGTCATCGAAGTTGGAATGGGTGCTCACGACGCCACCTCGTTCCCCCACACGGCCCATCCGTCGGGCGCCGCGCCGCGCCGGAAGAGTTCGATCTTGGTGCCGTGGTACATGGTGTCGATCAGCGCGCGGAACTCCTCGGGCTTGGCCGAATGCGGCCCAGGCCGCGGCACCTCCTGCACCTGGTCGGCCTTCTTGTCGGAGTCCGGTTGGCAACTGCCGCGAACGCAGATCAGCAGCAGTTCGGCGGCGGCGTTGTGGTAGTGCCCAAACGGGCCGTGCCCTTTGTCCCAGACGATGGCGGTCTTGTACGTGAAGCCCCACGCCTTGACGACGGCCAGAGCGTCGGGGAGGAGCGGGAAGGTCGTCCAGCAGAAGAGCACAGCGTCGGGTTCGGCCATGGCGGCCACGGGTAGCGCGCTCAGGTCGGCGACGCTCATTGTCGGGTAGTGGTCATCGGCCGCAGTCCCGGCGTACCCGTCAAGCCCCCGGCTATCGCCGTACTTCCACGGCGGGTCGGCGTAGAGCACGCGATACCGGCCGGTCGGCATGGCCGGCGTGAAGTCCGCCAGCTCGTCCCGCTTGGCCTGCCGCGTCGCCTCGGTGAGCTTGACCTCGCCGGCCGCGACGGCGGCCAGCAGGTCCGGCCGCTTGTTGCCGAGGGCTTGGGTGCGGGCGGCGGTCGCCTCCGAGACTGCGGCGCGGGCGGCGAGGCGTGCGTGTTCGTGGTCCGGTTCGGGCTTCTCGGTTGGTCGTTTATCACGTGATAAATCACCAACGGCCGCCCTTCCGTACCCGTCAACTTGCGCCTCGCGGTCGGCGGCGGCAACCTCCAACCGGCGGCCCCCTGCGGCCTCGTGCTGTTGCGTGGTAGCCTCCGCCCGCCGGGCGTTGGCGGCCTCGCGGCGGCGGGTCTGGTCGGCTTCCCACCCGGCGCTAGACTTGTCAATCAGAAGCCGGATGGCGGCCCGCTGGCCGGCCTCCAAGTCGCGGCGCTGGCCGTTCAAAGCCCAGACGTGCTCAAACGGGTTGCCGCCCGCGAACTGCTCGAACCTCGGCTCGACGCCAGCCTCGCGACAGGCGGCATAGCGGTTGCGCCCGTCAAGGATCTGGCCGTCGCATAGCAGGATCGGCACCTGCAGCCCGGTCGTGGCAATCGACTCGACAAGCTGCGCGAACCGGCCCGGATCCATCATGGGAAACGCGGCGGCGGCGGGGTGTGCGGTCAGCTCAGGCGTGGTACAATCACTCACATGGGCCTCCTTTGCAGGTCCTTTTGCGGCCCGGCTGCTTCCACGGCGGCCGGGCCGCCCCTATTGTAGCACGTCACCTGCCCGACGGCGCTACTGGTCATCGGCGTCTCGGGGATCGCTCGTTGGTCCTGGGAAATACTCCGGCCAGAGAAACCAGATCCAAGTCAAAGCTTCGCAGAGATCGTGGACCAACTTCGGGGTTGTCACTACCCGCCCGAGACGGGAGAGACAGCTGACGACGTTGGCGACGACCGCCGGGACCGCCTCCATTGCCAGGGAGGCTCCTGCTGCCGCGCAGAAGATGTAGTGGTCGTCAGCCCGCCAGTCAAAAAGCGTCGGCTCCCCAGGGGCCTCCCCCCATTGACTTCCCCAGAAGACGGTCAAGGGGGTGGGACCGGCCACCCCGAAGACTATCTGCTCGACGGCTAGGTAGTCGTTCTCGACCAGTCGGATCCCAGGGACCAGAGACAGCATGGTGGCAACGGTCATTGTCGTCTCGGGCCGCGCCGCACTGCCCCGGCGGCGGCCGGCTGCTTGCGGCAGACGCAGCCGAACGGCCGGGCCGACCGCGCCTTGAACTCGTCAAAATCGTTGTCCGTCCAGTACCGCACTTCGTCGCCTCGCCGCGCCCACTGGCCGACGATCTGCCGAAGCTGCCGTGGCGTGTGCGCTTCCACGGCGGCCCAGGCGAGCAGCGCCCCGCAGTGCGGGCAGAGCGCCACGGCATTGGATTTTTCGGTCACGACGGCACCCTCCTGCCCGACGGTGCTACTGGTCATCGCCGACCTCGGGAATCTCGAGCTGCTTGGATTTGTCGGCCGGCTTGCCGCAGGTGCATTTGCCAATCCGGTCGCGGAACTCGGCGAATCGGTCATCGCCGACATACTCGATTTGGTAGCCGTACCCGGCGGCCTGCCGCACTCGCTTCATCTGCGTCTTGTCGGTGCGGTCGACGTGACACATGGCAATCGGCACCGCCCCGCAGACCGGGCAGCTCGCAAACATGTGTAGTCCGGTGTCATGCATGGTCTGCCTCGGTTCCCGGCAGGCTGGCCAGCCCCGGAGCGTCCTGTCCGGGGTGGCGGGCCGCTATGCGAGCCGGCCCGCCTAGGGTTCACGCGTAGCTGCCAGTCATCTTTTCGCGGCTGGCCGATTCCAGCCGCCGCGGCGTGGCTGTCAGGCCCGCCGCACTGCCCCGGCCGGCTATGACCCCGGCCGGGGCTGCCGGTCTCTCCCGGCTTGTCACGCCTGTCTGCAGGGCTACTGGTTCCCGACGTTCTCATACCGCACATTACACGGACCCTGCTTGAGCCAGCGCCTCCCCGGCTGGACGGGAGCAGCGAACGTCGCTGCTGGCGAATCTCCTCTCGCATGGCCTCGCCCGGAATCGCGCCGGGTACGCTAACCGAGGCCGGACCCGGCCGCCGCCAAGGGTGGGGGACGACGGCCGGGGTTCGTCATCGCCGCGGGCCGGGGGGAAGTGCCGCGGCAATCTGTCAGTCCGATCCGAACAGCGCCACAGCCAGCAGCATCGCCACGAGCCCGCAGGAGGCGGCCACGTCGCGTTGTGCGAGCGGCGCTACCGAGAACCACGTCCAACACGCCACGGCGGCCGCGGTCATCGCCCAGGCATAGCGCCGCCGGAGCTGCTGGCGCCGTAGCCGCGCCCGGAGTGCCACCGACGCGGGCGGCAGCGTTCGCATGGTCTTCATCAGCACTCCTCGTATTCAAGCCGGCCGGCGACCTCGCGGTACCGCAGCACGGGCCACTCGGTATCCAGGCGACCGACCTCGGCCGGGCCGGTGTGGTCTGCCAGGTCGGCGACCTCCGGCCGGCAGCGGGCAGCGTCGTGGAACCGCAGCCAGACGATGCCCACAACTGGGTATCCGTCGTGGCACGGTCCGAGCCGGGACAGCCCGCAGACGATCTCGACCTGCCCGTCGGTGATGGCCTTGCCGCAGGTCTCACAGCGCGGGTCCGGTGAGTCGCAGTCCAGTCGGGTGCGGACGAGCCGCACCCCGCTGTCCATCGTGATCTTCGGCATGTCAGCCCTCCAGGTCGGACGGGGCGGCGTCATCGAACTCAGCATCGATCGCGTCGTCTTCGGCGGCCTGCGAAACCTCGGCGTCCGCCAAGGCTTGAATGTAGGACCGGGCCTGCCGCGCGAGGGATGTCAGCTCGTCAACCTGCGCCCCGGTCATAGACGCGACGTTGGCCTTCGTCTCACGGTTGCACTCGCCGAGCATGTTGCGCGCTTCAAGCGCGTCCGCCAGCTCGCCGATCGCCTGATACCGCGCGGCCAGCGAGTCGAAGCCGGCGTACCCGGCCGGCCCGGTTGCCGCGGCGTTGACGGTCTGCGGGGCGGTCGGCGCCACGTCGCCGTCCATCTCCTCGCGGCTGTAGACTCCCGCGAGGATGTCCGGGAACAGCCGGCGGCAGAGCCGGCTCACCGCCCGCGCCCGGAGCATGTCTCCCCGGAACTTCTGCCAGTTTCCGCCGGTCAGCCCGGCGGCCTTGGCGTCCGCGTCGGTGAACTCTACCTTCATCTGCGTCCCGTCGGTGCGGGTGGCGTCGACTTCGTACCCGTCCTTCGTCGGACCTTCCCGCCACGACGCCACCTGCCCGGAACCGCGGCAAGCGCCGACCATGAGGTCAGCGCCGAGGGTGACCTTGCCGTTGATGACGTGGGTTCCGTTGATGACTGTCATCAGCGGGAGCTGGAGCTGAGCTGCGGTTAGCATGGCCGCCATGATGTCCGGCGCCTTGCGGTAGGCCGGCGGCAGGGTCGCAGCCCCGGAAAGCTGATTGGCGAGGGCCATGGCGCTGTCCAGCGTCACGAAGTTCCCCCCCCCGATGTCAATCCCACCCGGCCGCGTCGCGGCGGACGGTTCGACCGCCGCGATGGCGGTGCTCTTGTCACTCATGTCCTGCCTCCTTGCTGCTACCTCTCGCCGCCGATGTCACCATCATGCGCGCCCGTTCCGACTGGGCCTGCGCCGCCTCGCGCTCGCCGTCGAGAACTACGTCAAAGCCCACTTCCAACACCGTCTGCAGCGCGTAGCCGTATTCGAGGTCGTAGCGCCGGAACTCGCCGACCTCGGCGAAGTCGGGCATCGAGCCGTTGGCCTTCATCATCGTCACCAAGACCTTCAACTGCTGCTCGAACTGCATGTCGACGTGGTGCGGCAGGTGGGCTTTTCCGCCCTCCGAGGTCCAGGCCGAGGGAACGTTCCGCGTGTAGATGTCCACTATCGCCGCCTTTCCAGCCGCGCCGCGGCCTTCGCGCCGTGCTGCTTGCAGTACAACTCGCCCGTCCCGTGACCGGGCTTGCGTTGGCACTGGTGGAAGCTCGGCCAGCGCCCTCCGTCGTGAACACGCGCAACGCAGCGCGTCGAGTCATAGACACTGGGCCGGTACGGCGTGCCATACTCGACCTGCGCCGCCTCCTCGGGCGTCTCCGGCGTACATGTACTCATCGGGTCGCCTCCCCGATCATCCTCGCAACCTGTCGGACCTGACGCGCGATGCGGGCGGCCCGGCGCGCCGCGAGGTCCGCTGCCACGGAGGCTGGCCGGCCCGGCTCGCCGTCGTATGACGGGTTGCCCTCCGGGAACGCGCCCTCGGCGGCCAGGTCCGAGACCTTGACTACCTCGCCGGTAGCCAGTACAATCTCACTCAACATCTCAGCTCCTCCCGCCGGGCGGCCCCTCCAGGTCGCCCGGCGTCGTTATTCGGTCACTGCAGCCGGGGCGGCCAGCACGGCCACACCCGCCATGAGTGCCATGGCGTAGATCGTCGACTTCTGGTATGCCGCGCCGCGCGGCAGGCCGGCGTTGAGCCGTGCCACCAGCGCGGCTACCTCGGCGTGCTGCGCCTCCGTGAGCGGCACCATCAACATCCGCTCACTCTCGTCAGATTTAGCCATGCTCGACCTCCTCGTCACGGTCAGCATACCACCCAACAGGCCGGATGCAAGCGCAATAATATTGCATTTTCGTTGCGCCGGCTGCTTCCGACTTGCGCCGCCCGACCTTCCGAAGGCGCAATAATATTGCAATAAAAAACCGCTTGATTGCCCCCTACTGAGTGGTATAATGACGGCACGGAGAGACGAGATGACGAGAATGACGACAAGCGAGATGACCACCTACATAGAGGACTATGGGGTCTCGGGCGTGACGGTTCTGGACGAGGGACTGAGGCGGTTCTCAGTCCAGTCGAACGGGAAAGACGCGTACACGGTGGTGTACCGAGGATCGGGTGACGGAGACCCAGACTTCATGGCGTTGTGGAGCTGCAACTGCGCCGCAGGCCGGCACGGCCGGGACTGCAAGCACGTTGCGGCCGTGAGTCGCGCCGTCGATTTGCTAACCTGAGCCACCACCGCCGGGGTTGCCCCCGGCCCGCCGACAAGGAGACTGAGATGACAGACGCAGAGCTTGCCGAGGGCCAGCGCCTCCTCGCTGCGGAGCACGCGCGGTATGACGCGTACTGGCTAGCGCAGCCCGCGATTGAGGCCGCCGCGGAGCTGAAGGCCGCGGAACGAGCCGCCTACGCGATGGATGCCCGCAGGACGCGGGCGGCCCGGCGCGCTGCGGCCCGCCTGGACGAGTACGCGGCGAAATGCGCCAAGGCTCGCGGGGATGAGCGGCGCGAGCAGCGATGGTCGCGTCCCTGACCCACACCACCCAGGGCCGGCCCCCCCCCGGCCCGCCGCAAGGAGACTGATATGACGAACGAACGAATCAACAACCTGATTGCCACGGCCGGGCAGGCCGGGCAGGCGACCATATCAAGTGGCCGTCACTCTTCGTACTGCGCGACAGGCGCAGTTGTGCTGCTCGCGCCGAACTCGACGAACACCGCCTGGACCATCGTCCAACGCGGCGGCAACACCGGAGAGCGTCGCGACCGCGACTGTCTCGTCGCGGTCGGAAGCCTTGACGACATCCGCGCCGCGCTTGCCCAGCGCGGGCCGACCTTTCAAGTCGGACCCGGAATGTGTCGCATGTGGTAACACGCCGTACCAACGCCCTCCGGTCACCCGGCCGGGGGCGTTGCCTTGCCCAGTCGCCGCAGCACCACGGCCAGCTCCTGCCGCGTGATCGGGTCGCCCGGCCGGGTGCCGTCCATCAAGCCCTCGGCCTTGGCCCACGCCCACGCCTCGGCCGCCCACGGCGATACCGCGGGCTTCTCCTCCGGTTCCGCATCGGCCTCGGGCGCGGGCGTGGTGCTTGTCAGCCACCCCCGCACCATCGCCTTGCTAATGCGCGTGCCGGGGCAGGTCTTCGGGCTAACGTCACGGTGGAAGGCCAGCCCCTCCGGCCCGCCCGGCCGGTAGTCTTTCGACAAGTCCAAGGCGAACCGCGCCGCCAGCTCGCGCAGGACGGTGGCCGTGCTGGCGATCTGCGCGGAGCTCGGGAACTCCGAGTCGAAGTCGCCGATCATGCTCACGCCGATCGTGCCGGGGTTCCACTCGCGGGCGTGAGCTCCCTGCTCCTTGACCGGCCAGCCCTCGGCGATGGTGCCGTCGGGCAGGATCATGTAGTGATAGCCGATATGCTTCCAGCCGTTCGCCTCGACGTGGCCGTTGTAGATGGACCGGATCGTCTTCTCGTTGCCGTACTCTCGCCACAGGGCGACGCTTGGCGAGGATGTGTGGTGCAGTACGATCCCGTGGATCATGCGAGTGTTGCCGGCGGTGCGCTTCGCCAGCACCTTGGCGAAGTCGGCCCGCGCGATCGGCTTGTACTGAAATGGCATGGCGCCTCCCTCACACCTTCTTCGCCCGTACTAGCACCGACGCGCCCCGCAAGGTCAGGTCCGACGGCGCCCCGACCTTGAAGGCAATCGACGCCAGCGATGCGTAGGTACTCATAACCAGGTCGCCCGTGCCGGCGGTTCGTGAAACCGTGGTCCCCGTCGCCTGTATGGATATCTGGCCGGTCAGCGCCGCGTTGCTGACCTCATCGGCCGAAAGCGCCCGCAGGTCGAGGACCCAATAGTTGCTGACATCGAACGTGCCGGTCGCGACGGTCGCCAAGCAGAACTCAATGATGTCCCAATCGTAATCGTCGGACATCGGCAGGCGGACCAGCCATGTGCTGTCCGTGGTCAACGTCGTGAGCAGGAGCGGCAGCGGGATCATCACCCGCGGTCCGTACCACGCGGTCGTGGTGCTGTCATATGTCCAGAGGATTTCGGCAGCGGTGTCATACCAGATTTCGCCGTCCGCCGGAGTGCCGGGCGCGGAAGCTGCAACGGTCAACGGCAGGCCAAGCGTGGTACGGGCCGCCGCTGCGGTCGCATCGTCGAGCAGGGTCTGAGCGTAGGCGGTGACGCCCAACGTAGTCAACTGCGCGGCCGCGGTCGCGTCGTCAAGCAGCGCCCGTCCGGCCGTCGTCAGGTCGGTCAACGCCAGCGCCTCGGCACCGGTCGCGTAGGGGAGCTTGTCTGCGGCCAACGTCAGCCCGGCCAGGGCCGCGAGGTTGGCATGGTAGGGCTGGTAATCCCCGGAGGCCGCGGCGACGAACACCCCCGCGTCGGGCGTCCAGGTCGTGAACGCGCTGGCCGTGACCGTACCGGCCCCGAGCGGCAGACTATGGGCCGGCGCCTCGGTGGCCGTGAGCTGCACGAGGATGGTGAAGTCGGCCAGCCCGCCGGTTGCCATGGCGGGGGAGACGCCTGACACCTGCCCGATGACGAGGTACGCGGTACACGCCCCGGAGGTGTCCGAGAAGGTCATCGCCGTGGCGGTCGCCTTGCGGAACATCCAGGCTTGCCCGGAGTCGTCCAGGACGATGGCGTCAAAGGCGGGATAGTTGGTGCCGGTGGCGATGTCGCCAAGGACCGTAGCGCCGCCCGAGTAGATGCCCTCGCCGCCGAGGCGTTCGGCGAGGAAGCGGGAGACGGCGAGGCCGTGGTACACCCGCTGGTTGAAGTCGACGGCGGCGAGGGTGTCGCCGGTCGCTCCGTAGACTCCGAGCCCGGTTCGGCCAGAGACAGCCATGGTTCACTACCCTTCTGCGCGGGCCAAGAACTCGGCAATCCGGTCGGCCATGCCGCCCTTTTCGAGTGCGCGTTCGAAGCGGGAGATGTCATCGGATCGAACGCCAAGCGCCTTGGCCATCTCAACCTGCGTGATGCCCAATCGATCCCGCCGCATTGCGAGGGTCCGCGGGTCTGTTTTCACGGTGATTCGTAGATTCAGTCCGGATAGCGCCATGGTTCACTCCAGTCCGTCCGACCCGCCGAGGGTCGAGATATCCAACATGAAGAGCGTATAGCCGCTTGTGGCGTCCCGCACCGACAGGTCGGCCACTTGCCCCACCGGGACGGCCCCGGCCTCGTACGCGGCAAGCAGCGCGTCTGAGGCGCCGTTCTGAGAGCGATGCTTGAGGTGGTCAACGTCGCGGCCGGTGTCCGGCCCGCGCTCGCGCACGAGGCGGCGGAGGTTGGTGCGGGCGCGTTCGCCACGCATCGGGTCAGGTCTCATGGCGATCTTCCTGCTGCGACCGCCGAATAACCCGGCCGCCTCGCCAACCGACCCAGCAAAGGTCATACGTCACGGAGCCTTTGACCGGGGTCATTCGTATGACCACAACCGGGCCAATGGACCACATGCGAACCGCGACCTGGATGTCGCCGGGGAAAATCATACCGCGCTCCAAGTCCCGCCCGGCCGCAGCGCCGTGTGCCGCGTCCAGGTCCCCGCCACAAGCCAGCCGACCTCCCATTGCCCGTCTGGCCGTTCGTAGATGTAGGGCGCGGCGGCCGTGGCAGACGCCACCGACAGGTACGGGCCGGTCCAAGGGTCGCCGTCGCCGGCGCGTGTTAGCACCACGAACTGTTCGTTGCCGAAGTGGTAGCCGGCGACCGCCTGCCGCCCGTCGCGACCGCGCCAGAAGTTCGTTGCCACGAGGTTGCCGTACCCGGCGGTCCAGTCGGCGGTTGGCGACAGCGCCGACCAACTCTCGCCCAGCAGATCATCGGAGACGTACTCCGAGGGGACATCGTTACAGAACCAGCCGACCCGCCACCGGCCGTCGGTGCCGCGGTACACCCATGGGTGCGGCCGGCTGTCCGTTTGCCCGGCCGTGCGAACCGCGGAGGCGACGGTGTAGCGGGCCTTGCGAACCGCCGACCCGCCGCCCGTGATCATGTCGCCCCACTCGCGGCCAGGCACGACGTAGACTCGCTCGACGTCATCGTGCTGCGAATACTTGACGGCCAGGGCCTGCCCGTCGTGGCGGTCATAGCAGACGCAAGATGGCATCAGCCGGTTGAAGTGCCGATAGGTCGGCGTTTCATCGAACAGCCCTTCGGCCGACAGCGGCTCGCCGTAGCCAAACCAGAACTGCTTGACCAGTTCGCCGAACGGGTCGCTCACGACGGAGTAGCTGAACGCGCCGGTCACGGGGTTGACGCCGCGGATGCTTCCGAACAGCAGTCCGGCGCGCGGCGCCACGATGGGCATCACGCGGCGGGCAACGGTGTCGTCTACCTCCGACAGGTATGACCACTCGGAGCCCGGACCCGGCCGGGTCCAGAGCTTGGACATGCCGGCATTGGCGGCCGGCGTCCGACCGCCGGGGCGCGTGATGAACTCGGTTCCGCTCGGCGTCGCCACCGGGTTGCCGCCGAGTGGCGGAAACAGGTTGAAGAGCTGCGTGAACCGGCCGGTATAGACCGGGCTGGCGACGTCGTGATCCCACCGTGATGCGACGATGCCCGAGACGGTGGCCGGCGTGGTCTTGCCGAACTGCCAGTTGACCACGCGCTCGGGGCGGCCGGCCGGGAAGATGACCGCCGGTGTCAGCCCGTTGTTGTAGCTGCCAGCCACGGTCCCTAGCAGGTTGCCGTCCGCGTAGAAGGTGTAGCTGGTCGCTGCGCCGACCGGCGAGTCGGCGTCGCAATCGATGCGGATCACGATGTCGCCGCCGGTGGTGTAGCTGGCCGTCGGGTCGGCGCCGTCGCCGATGTCGAAATCGTTGCCGCCGGGATTGTTGCCGGAGACAACCAGTCGGAGCGTATCGGTGTCGGAGACGTAGACGTTGGCGACGGTGTAGGCCGCGGTGGTGTAGATCCGCACGCCGAACCCGTCGCCGTTGGCACTGGACATCGTGGCTTGGACGCGCCAACCGTTCATCGCCGGACTCTCCCGCAGGCAATGGACGGTAGGCTGGTTGGCAGGGTAGAGTCGCGGGATGAGCAGAGATAGGCAACCGAGGAAACCGCGCCCCGCTCCGCAAGGTCTGCCGCCACCACCGTTGCCGCCACTCGGTGACAGCCAGAAGGCTCCGAGGGAGTCGCTAGGCCATAGACAGGACGAACGCCAATCCCAACGCCCAGACGACGCATCCGACGAGCAGCAGCCAACCAGATAGAACGACCTTCGGCTTGACCTTCGTGTTTCGTGACTGCTGTTCCGTGGCGCCGACGCTCAGTTGCTCGATGATCTGCCGCACCAACGGCTGTTCGGACGTTCCTGCTTCGGTCGCTCCTGTGACGTGCTGGAGGTAAGCGGCAGCCGTCGACGGCCGAACAATTTTCACAATGCTGGTGCCAAGCAGCGACATCGCAATCGCACCCGCGAAGATACCGGCTGCCACTGCCAATAGCCACGATCCTGCGCCAACCGGCGGAGCAATGGTCGCCGATGCAATCAGCATCCCGAGCATCCCGAGCGCCATGTTTCCACGGGCCGAGAGCTTGGCCAACATCGAGTCTGCCGCAGCCTCTTCCCAGGCAAGGTTTTCGGACGCCATGTCCAGCAGCCGCCATTCGAGCGGCGTAGCATCTGCCATAATCTGCTCCTGTCCCTATCATGCCAAAGCCCCCCGGACTCGCCAGCAAACGATGGACTCCCGGTGTGCCGGCTTGGTAGAGTCCCTGCATGAGCGAGAAGCCAGAGCCGAAACCGACACCGGAACCGAAGTCGCCACGGAACAATCCCGCTCCAAAGCCGGAGCGTCCTCCGCTTGGTGATGACCGGCGGTCGCCGAAAGACGTTGGCACTCGCAACAAGGCGTTAAAGCGATAGTCCTAGTGCTATCAGCCATGCTAGCAAGCCAACCGCAAGCAAAGCTTGAACAGCCAACAACGGCTTTTCGGCGTGGTGGTTTCGCGTTCCTTGGATAGCCGCCGCAGATTCCATGTCCTCGATTAGCTCGCGAACTGCTGTCTGCTGGGCAATGGACGCTCCGTAAACCGCCCATTCCCCTGGCGTGCCTGCTCGCTTCATGTCGACTGGACGAGTTTCCGCCGCACCGATTATGATCGCAACCGCGAATGCCGATGCGGCTATCGCAACAGCATATGATGCAGATGCCGCAGTTGGTGGCTGAATGGCAGTCGCAGCCAACAACAAGCCGAGCAACGTTAGACTGACGGAGGCGAGCGCCGAGGTCTTGGTTCGAATAGAATCCCCTGCGTCGCGAATCCAATCCAACCGCGCTTCTGCCATATCTAGCAGCCGCCATTCGAGTTGCGTTGCATCCTCCATGTTCGTCTCCCTGCCTAATCATGCCACCCGCTCCCCGGACCGATGGCGAGCACGCTCTAACGCCTTGATAGCCTCCTGTTCCGCATGTTCCGCAGAAACAGTAGAACCCGCGAAGATGTTGGCAAACGCCTTGTATTGTATTGGCGGGATATAGTCCTTGACGTTATCCTTGAGTCCCCAGTGGTCGATAGCTCCGGTCGCATAATTGATCATGCAAACCCATCCCTTTCCGTTCGGCGGTTGTACCGGAGCATCACTACCGACAACCTCGTGCCGAACGATGTGCTGCGAAGAGATTTCAAGCCGCTGCGCGATGGCGACCGCGGCGGCCTCCGTCTCCGCTACGGCTACGATTTCGTCACCATGTCGCTCCGGGGACATCACAATCCAGACGTTCATGCCACCCGCTCCCCCTGGTACGTCGCCAGCCCGTCAGGCGCCATGTCCCCGCCGCCGGCGAACTGCACGCCTGTCAGGCGGTAGGTGAAACCGTAGTTCGCGCCGACCAGCCCCACGAGTTGACCGGGGAACAGGTCAACCCGCTGCGACACCCAGGAGGCGTAGGTCTTCGGCCGGCGGTGGCGTTCGTAGAGTTGCCGGCAGACGTAGTTGACCATGCCCTGCGTCTGGAATGCCGGGTCGGTGACGACCATCGGCCACGGTTCCCCCACGTAGTTCGCCACACTGCTATCGCGGATGCTCGGCCAGTCGACGCAGCGCGCCATCAACGGCCGGCCGTCGGGCGCCTGCCCCAGCACGATGATCACGTTGTAGAGTTCGGAGTCGTCTAGCGTGGCGACGAAGCTGCCATCGCGGATGGTCCGGTAGGGGTAGCCGGCGGTCCTTGCGTCCTGATAGAAGTAGCCGTCCGCGGGTAGGCTGCGTTCGTAGAAGTAGGATCCAACGGCAGGTGTCCCGGAGGTCGTCACGGTCGCCAAGACGAACAGCCCGTCGCTCAGCCGGAAGTAGTGGATCAGGCTGGTCCCGTAGAACTTCCGCTGGAAGTCTTCGAGGATGCGGTCGAGGTTGGTGCCGGGCCGGTACACGAACGACGGCGCCTCGCCGACCGGGGTGTCGGCGAACCGCACCGGCCACGCGGCCAGCGAGTAGTCTGCCGCGGCCAGCCCGCCGGCTTCCAACACCTCGGCCAGACACTCGGTGAGCAGCCGCCCGTCGAAAGGCTTGCCGCCCGGCCAGAGCTGCTTGCGGAACCGGCGGAACAACCCCTCGGCCTGTAGTTCGAGTTCGCCCGACTGCGGGCTGCTGTCGGCGATGACCCGCCACCTGGCGTCCGAGGTCAGCCCGCGGAACCGGGTCACGGAGTCTACAACGTACCGTACCGTCATGTGCGGTTGCACGTAGTCTGCAAGGTCCTGCTTGAAGCAAATCAGGTTGGCCCGCAGCGCCTCGCGCGAGAGGTCGCCTTCGCGGGTTAGTTCGATGGTCCGGTCGGCGACGTTGCTGATGGCTAGCACGTCGGTGCCGGCGCCGCCCTCGGTTCGTAGCAGCCGAGGGACCTTCACGTCAACGGCGTCCAGGGCGAAGGTGTTGGCCGTGGTGCTAGTCCAGGAGACCGTCCAACCGAGCCCGTAGCGGCGAGAGGTGGTGCCAGTGCCAACCACCCATGTCGAGCCGCCTTCGTCGACGCAGGTGATGGTCGCCGCGACGGGTCCGTTGCTCGCGCCGTGAACCGTGGCGGCCTCCAGTTCCAAGCTTGACCCGCCGGGGTCAAGCGCCGTGGGGTTCATCGTCACGGAGGCGGCCCCGGCGACCCACGCCTGATTGCTCACGTTGACCGTGGCGAACCCTCCGCCGGAGACCTTCCACTTGGCGGCCCGGATGGCGTTGCGAACCTTCTCGCCCTCGCCGTCCAGTGTCTCGCCGGCCAGCGCGCCGTCATCACGGTACACGAACCCGGCCCGGCGACCTTCTAGCGATTGGTTGACGTTGGCGATGATGAGCTTGGCTTGCACCTGCCGGATCCAGAGTTGATGAATGGTGCCGCGGTAGGTGTCGGCGACCATCCATTCAAACTGCCCGCGGGCGGTCTCCGAGGTGACGCCGGTGTCGGTGTCCAGGCTCTGCTCGTAGAGGATGGCGTTGCCGTTGTCGTGTAGCTCCAACTTCCACACGCCGCCGAACTCGACGGTCAACGGCGAGTCGGTGCCGACCCCACCTTCCGCGGCCTCGGTTTCGTAGGTGATGAAGGTCAGCCACCGGCCCTGCCCGGCCGCGGCCGCGGTCACGTCTTCCAACGCCCAGTCGGCGTCTGCCTTCTGCGCGAGGAAGGTCACGAGGGAGCCGTCCGCCTTGAAGCCCGGCTGCGTTTCGACCCACGTGCCGGTCTGCGTCCAGGAGGCGGAGACCATGCTGGTAAGGTCATAGTTCGGAAGCCCGGTGAAGTGGCCGGCGACCTCGGAGAAGCCGACCCCCGACGTGGATAGCAGCCCCTGCTTGATGAGGTCGCGGATGGTGTCCAGACTGCCCGGCGTGAAGTCGAGGAACACTGCGCCGCCCGGTTCATCGATGACGGTTCGCGGTTCCTGTAGCCAGAGGTTGACGCTCACACCGCCCCCTCAACCGCGCCGAGTTGATCCTGCGCCGACCGTGTAGCCCGGCCGATGCCCTCGCGGATCGCCTGCACCACCACGCGGGTGAACGGCATCATGGCCGAAGATGTCGCGTCCGCGATGATGCGCCCCTGCTGGTTGAGGCGGGCCTGGGCCAAGATCGCTTCGTCGCCGATCCCGAAGTTGCCGAGGGCGGTCCCGACGAGCGAGTCGGTGTAACTGGCGTGGCGCGGGTCCTGCTGGCCGCCCTGCATCTGGACGGATATGCTACGCGGGTCGCGGGCCGCGGCCTCGCCATGCAGACGGGACACCGCGCCACCGAACGGCGCGGGTAGGGTCATCACACCAGAGTCGGACATCCCGACACCGAGTTGCGCCAGGCGGTCTTCAATCTGGCCGAGTGCCTCGCGACTCCCGGCCACGGCGCCTGACGCCGCCCCGCCGGCGATCATTTCCGCGATGCTTCGGCGGAGCTCGCCACGTTCGCCCGCCAACCCGATGATTTCTGTCAGCATGGCGTCGGTGGACTTGCCGAACGCCTGAGTCAGCCCCTCCAACCGGCGAGCCGTGAAATCCAGCCACTGCGCCGTGAGGTCCATCTGCCGTTGCATCCCGGTCTCAACCGCCGAGGCATACTGGTCGAACCCGGCGGTCAACCCCTCCAACCGCAACTGCTCCTGCCGGGCGGCCTCGCGGTGCCGGTCGGCCATGGTCTTGATCTGGTCGGCGATTTTCGGGTTGGCGTCTGCCTCGCGCTCCAAGGCATCGGCTCGCGCCTCGTTCACGCGGATGGATTCCTGCAACGCCTTGACGTTCGGAAGGGCCTTGCCGAGTTCGTCCAGGAACAGCTGGCGGAGCCGGGCGGCCCCGGCCTCCGGCGAACCGGCCGGCGGGAGTTGCCCTGCCCGGCGTCGGGCGGCGGCCATGGCGGAGCCGGCGGCGGCACGCCCCTGCGCGGTTCCAGTGCGGCGCCCGGCGGCGGTGAGCCGGTCGTCAAGCGCCATGCCAGCCTGCGCCTCGGCGTACGCCTGCGCGCGGCTGGCCGCGATGAGCCCGGCCATGATGGCCTTCTGCTTTTCGAGCAGCTTGAGATAATCCTGCCGGGCGGTCGTGGCTTGCTTGACGGCGGCGGCCTCGGCGTCGATGGCATCCTTGTGGGCCTTGGTCCCCGCCGTGGCGGCTTGCACCTGCCGCTGCTCAGCTTCCAACACGGCCACACGGTTGCGGTGGTTATCCTCGGCGTCACGGAGGTTGGCGTTGAGACGGTCCAGGGCCTGCGCCCACTGCGAGGTCTGACCCGCGGCAGAGCGCGTGGCGTCCGCGGTGCCACGGGAGGAGCGGCCCGCATCGTCGACGGCCTCGGCCGCGCCGCTGGCAGCCTTGTCCGCCTCATTGAATGCCTTGGCCGCGTCACCGACGTTGCCACGCAGATAATCCCACACCGAGCCGGCGGTACGCTTCACTCCGCCGGCGGCGCCCCCGGCGATCTTGCCGACCGCGCCACCGACCGACGTCGGGTTGGCCAGCGGTACCGCCCGGCCGCCGCGCTTTCCGCCCACGCCTTGCAGACGGTCCAGCAGGTCAATCAGCGGCTGCAGCCGGGTCAGCGCGTCGTCAACCAGCCGGTCAAGCTCCTGCAGCGCCACAACGCGAAGCTCGGCGAACCCGGCCCGTGCGAGGTCCGGCAGGGCGTACATCGTGATGGTGAACTGGTCACGCCAGAGCTGGAACGTCGACTTCGCCCGACCGATGGCGGTGCCGAACATCGCGAACACGCGCTTGATGGTCGCCCCCCATGCCTCAATGTTCTCGACCGTGAAGGTCCGCTTGATCCAGTCGGCGATACCCGGCAGCCAGGCGGCCACGGTCTGCCCCAGCTTCGCGAACACCGGGACGAGCCCGGTCACGGCGGCGGTGATGTCGCGGAGCCCCTGCGCCCCCTCATCAGTGGCGAACGCCGCACCGAACGCCGCGGCCACGTCGCGGAACGCAGCTTTCAGGTTGGTGATGGAGTTCGCGAAGGAGTCGGCCGCCCGTGGTAGCGCGCCGAACCCCTTGACGATGAGCCCGATGAACTGCTCGGCCGACACCCCTGCCGCCGCGAATTCCTTCTGAAGTTTCTCGGTGTCCGCTGTGCCGAACACGTCGGTCATCACGGCGCGGATCTGCGGCACCGCCTCGGCGAGCTGGTTGATTTCCTCGGCGGAGACCTTGCCCTTGGACACAATCTGCGACAGCGCCACGCCGACCCGCTGCAACTCCGCCTCGCCACGGCCGGCCAGCGCGAGCGCGTTGCCGAACTGCTCGATCGCATCGATCGCCACGTCCGCTTCGATGCGGACGGCGATGAGACTGGTTGCCAACTGCGCGCCGGAGTCAAAGGTCACGCCAGGCTTGAGCGCCACGGCCTGCAACCGCTTCATCGCCCGGCTGGCCGCCTCCGCGGAACCGAGCATGGACTTGAGCCCGAGTTCCACCGACTGCCGCTGAGCCGCGACGCTGATGCCCCACGCGCCGAACGCCACGGCGGCCACGCCCGCGGCCTTGGCGATGTTTTTGAGCGCCGCGACTGAGGTCGCACCCATGCGGGTCATCGCCGCCCCGGCCATGTGTGCACCGGCTGAGATAGCGCGTTGCCCGGCCATGATGCCGGCGTATGCCCGCGTCACCTGCGCCGTGCCGGTGACCTTGAAGGCTACGACCTGTTCTTCTCGGCCTCTCACGGCTTCGCCTCTTTCGGCGTCAAGACCTGCTGATGTGCCGCCCAATCGGCGACGGCGACGCTTACGTCAAGCGGGCTAACCATCATCTCCGACGGCAGACGGTGCAACTTCTCGACTATCCACCACGTCCGCGCCGCTTCGTCCTCCTGCGTCATCGAGTGCGGGTGGTGCCACGGCGCGAAACCGCACACCGGCGGTCCGGCCACCTCCCGCGAGGTTGGTGGCTTCGACGAACATCCGGCGCGCCGTGCCGTACGGCAGGAGCTTGACCTGCTCGCGCGTCAGGAGTGGCGGCCCGCCCGGCCCGGCGGTCACGCAGCCGGCCAGCAGGTGCGACATCACGGCGATCTGATTGACCGGGCCGAGGGTCCGGCAGGCCATGCTCGCGGCCGACCGAGCAGCCTCCGTGTAGGGCCTGACGTAGACTTCCAGGCCGGCACAGTCCGCCCGGAGGTCGCCAACCCACCGCCCACGCCACTTTACCGCCTCGCGCCACGCCCGCGGGTCGGAACCGTCCGGCTCGGTGACCGCCGCGTCGCTATAGCCGCTGGCCTGTAGCACGGCCATGAGCAGCGCGAGCCCTGGCGTCACGTCGACGGCGCCGTCGGTCATCAGCAGGGAAATGTCGCCAACTTCCTCCGGCGAGTCGAATACGGGTATCATCCGCGCGAGGTTCGCCGGCTCCGGCTCGGCCGCCCCGTCGGTTAGCAGCCACGCATCCGGGTCGATATGCAAACTGGCCGCCACGATTGCCCGGTCGCCGTCGGTGTCGTCAAAGTCGGCGCCGAGATTGATTGCCGCCCCGTTGTGGCAGGCGATGGCAGCATCGACGGTAAGCGGTTTCAACCAGCAGACCGCCGAGGGTGGCGCGTCGGGAAGTAATCCAACGCACCACCCCCAGCCGGCCGCCGGGCGCGTCAGAGGTTCGGCCTGTTCCCGTGCCGTGATCCTCATCAGTACGTGATTCCACTGGCCTGCGACGGGATCTCGCTGAATTGAAACGTCAGCTGCCATGTCAGCACGTCGTCAGGCTGCGTGCTCGGCACGGCGGCGATGAGTTTGCCGTTGGCCGACAGGATCGTCGTGCTGTCCCGCATCCAGTAGCCGATCATGGTAGTTCCGAGCAGGGCCAGGATCGCGTCATCGGTAGAAATGATAGTCGCTTCCAACCCGGCTTCGTCCGCCATGCCGGAGACTTGCGATAGCCCGGCCGCGTCACCGGACCCGCGGATGTTGAACAGCCTCGGCGTGGTGTTGACCGTCATCCCGCTTCCATCGCGGAGCTTGTAGAGCACGGAGCCGAGTTTCAGCTTGTCCTTGGCCCCGGTGGTGTAGGTTGCAGTGTCAGACATGGTTGGCCTCCTCAGGCTGTCCCGGCGATATCGGCATGGTGCCGAACCTCGAAATCCAGCGTCAGTAGCAGGGCCGGAAGTCCGGCCTGGGTATTGAACGGTTCGCCTTGCGGGTCGGAGCGCGTCCAACGCGCGAGCGGGTAACTGGCCGACAGGGCGGTCTCACACGCGGCCCGCACCACGTCGACGTACGCCTCGGCGGTCGTCATCATGTCGGTCGTGGTGTCGTCTGCCACCGCGATGAACACCTGCAACGCCACGGCGATGCCCATTGCCGGCGAGGTGTGATAGTCGGTGGCTTCCACGCCCGTCACGTCGACGGCCATCGCCGGCAGGCTGTCGTAGTGCAACAGCAGTCTCGAACTGTTGAGAATGCCGGAGGCGGCAGAAATGGTCGCCAACCCCGCGGTTGTGAGCGCCAAGTTGATGGCGGTCAACGTCGCCGGGGCGGTGAGCTTGCCCTTGATGGTCGCAACCTGCCCCATCAGATCCTCCCCCCGGCGATGTCGGCCAGCTCGCGCATCAGCACCGGCAGAGCGTCGTCGATCGCCGGGTAAAGCCTGTTGTATGGCTTCGTGCCGTGTTTAGCGATAGCGCGTTGAACCGCGTGGGCAATCTCCAACTCCCGCCCGGTGTGCGAGAAGCTGGCGATCTTGCCGCCCCGCATCCGCTCGAACCGGTCTTCGATCTGCAGCCTGATTTCGGCCGCGGCCTGTCGCTTGCGCCCAGCCTTCGTCTGCCCGTCGGCAATGCGCCGGGCCATTCCGAGCGACATTTTGAGCGCGGCGCCCGTGGCGTCCGACGGTCGGCCGCGATGCGTTGATGCACCGTCCGCGAGGTGCTTCGCCTGGACCCACCGCAGCAGACCGCCGCCCTCCGGTGTGGTGATTGGCACCATGTGCGGTGGGGTGCCGAACTCGACTTCGGACCAGTAGTCTGCCAGCCCGACCCCGCCGATCATCGCGGAGGCGGTCTGCTTGACGTACGGCTGCGGCGACCGCAACAGGTTGCCAGTCGCGTCGTTTTTCCCTTTGCTGGCCAAAGGCGAGTGCATCCAGTTGAACTGCGCGTTCGGCTTGACACCGCCCTTGTCAACCAACGCCGTGAGCATGGCAGCCCGCAGCGCCCGCGGCAGCCGGTCGGCCTGCCGGGCGATGTGCCCGTTGCTTCGCCAGTCCATCCGGGAGGTCATAGCGTCAACCTCCGATACGGGTCAAGCATCAACCGGATGCGACTGGGCATCGCAGACTCGCGGATCGCCATCCCGGTCCCGGCGATCTGGACGGACTCGGCCGATGGCACGGGCGAGTGCCACAGGAGCGAGCAGAGCTGCAGGCAGGCGTTCTCCAGGTCATCGAGCGCCCGGCGGTGAAGCCGGCCCAACACCGTCGCCAGGGCCGCGGTCGTGGCGTCATACCCGGCCCGCGCAACCACGGCGATGGTTTGTACGCCTGGCGTCGTGCTGTAGCCATGCAGGTTGATGACCCCGATCGCGGCGTTCATCGTGTAGCCGGTGCCGTAGATGCTTGTGCGGGCCGCGATGACCTCGGAGGTTGCCGAGTCGGTGACGCTGGTAACGGCCACAATCGGCCATGCGCCCTCGCGGTACAACGGGATCATCGTCCCGCCGTCGCCGTCCAGGGTGTAGGTATAGGCCGCGGCCGGAGCGATGAGCATCCGGTCGCAGTACGCTTCGATATGGCTTGAAACGCGGTTGATGAGCGCCTCGCACCGGGCCGTGGCGTAGCGACCATCGGTGGCCGTGGCGATGGTGTCCTGTGCCAGCCATGCCTGCAGGTTGGCGACGGTCGTCAAAGCGTTGGCGTTCAAGGCCATCAGTCGAGCCTCACGATGTCTGCCAGATGCCCGTAGACACTCACGTAATCGGACCAACAGCCGTCATACGTTAGCGCGTAGTCTCGCCATGCCTCGCGGACACCCCACGGGATTGCCTCGTCGCCCCGGTCGCCCCAGTCGTGTAGCGCGCAACAGCCCTGCGCCACGACGCGGCCAGCGTAAAGTTCAAGGTCGGCCCGAACATCCGCCTCGTGATGGTTGGCGTCCAGGTACAACAGGCTGGTCTTGGACGGCGCCTGCTTCGCCGCATCGGCCCCGGTTGCCCCAATGAGGGTAATCCGGTCGGCGATGCCGAGGACTTCCCACGCATCGCGGGCCACCTGCGCCATGTCGCGGCCGTCGGCGATGGCGAGCTGCGTCGGGTTGTATAGCTCCGGGTCGTGCGGGTCAATCGTCACCACCGCCCGGCCAGCGGCGGCCATCACGGCGGCGGAATAGCCGGCCCAGCATCCGAGTTCGATGACCGGCAGACTGGAATCGGTTCCGCCCGCCAGGTCATAGAGCCGCCATGCCTCGCCGCACCAATGGGGCACCTGCAGCCGGCCAAGGCGGTGTACGATGTCGGCCAGCGGGATGGGCTCGAACGTCCGCTTGCGCTTCGCCATCACGCCACCTCTCGGACAAGCTGGACCGCCCGCGGCCACGTCGCCTGCAAGGTCAGCAGAATCTCAGGGGACACCAGCGCCTCGGCGCCAGGCGCGATGCTGAGCCCGTAGCTTGGAACTTCCATCGGCGCGTCGCCGGTGTTGCGAACCGCCACCGCCGCGGCCGGGTCCTGTTCGTCGGTCACGAACACGACTTTGAGGCTACGATCCGGCCCCTCGTCATACCGCCAGAAGCTGCCGTCGCTTTGGTAGTGACGGCAGCGGACCCGCCCGTCTTGGATCGGCGGGCATCCGGTCGCCAGTTCGAGCCGGCGGAACCACCACACGTCCTCGCCGAGGATGCCAATGTTCGGATTGCCGACCAACTCCCACAACAACGTCCGATCCTCGCGGTACTTCGTGTACTCCGCCCAGCCAAGGTCTGCCAGCACCGTCCGCCGCATCAGCGAACAGCCGAACCCGGCGATCTGTGTGTACCCGATGCGCCCGGCTTTGAGCGGAATGTAGCGGTTCGAGCCGTCGGTCATCTGGCCTGACTCGCCGGGGTCACGATCCATCATCTGCGAGATCGGCGCGCCGTGCATCCGCGTAGCGTAAACACCTACCGCCACCTGCGGTGCGAACGGGCCGATCGTCTCGGTGAGCACCTGCCGCAGGCAGACCCACGCATGAGCGCGCGGGTCGATATCGCTGTCCAACCAGAGCACCCAGTCGACCTCAGGCTCCAAGCTGAGCACGCCGAGCCGGGTCGCCTCGCGGAGAATGGCGACCTTGTGCAGGTAGACGATGTTCGCCGGACCGCCGGTGTGAGGGTTTGCGTCGAACGTGGCCAGCCCGCGAACGATGGATGAGATTTCCGCCGCGGTGTTCGAGCCCGTCTTGAGCGCCGACGGGATGAACGGCAGAAGCTGGATGCCCGACCGCTTGGCCGCCGCGCGCGCAGCGTCCATCAACTCAGCGTCCGCGTCATAGCAGCAGGCCACGATGACCGGCTCAGCGCCGGCCCAGTCGATCCCGGCCCATCGTTCGATCATCGTCGGGATGATCGCCCGTTTGCCGTTGTCCAGCATGGTCGCAATCGCTACACGCTCGGTCATTTGGTTCTTGTCCCCTTCGCCGGCTTGGTGTGGTAGCTACGCCGCTCAGCGGGCAGGCGGGCAACCGTCACCTGCGACCCCGACTCAAGCGCCCGGACGATGCCCTCGGGCAGGTCCACTTGAGCCGACTCGTCGCCGCAGGTGACGATCACGCGCATGGTCGTTAGCCCTCCGCGGCAGACACATCCAGCCACCGCAGGATGATTAGCTTGTCCACGGTGGTCCCTTCGATCTTGATGTTCCCCGCGGAGTCGATGGTCGTCGTAGCAGTACGATCCTCGGTGAGCACGCCACTGGCCGTGACGGCCTGGCACTCGATGATCACGTCATCGACGGCCAGGCCGCTAATCGCGATGCTGGTCGCACTCGCCGCACCGGCCGCCGTGGTTACCTTCCACATCGCCGGGTTGAAGTTGCCGAAGGTCGGCATGATGCATTATCCTTTCTCGCCTCAGATGGCGACCTTGATGCCCACCGCAACGGCGCGGTCGGTCGTGGTTCCCTGCGTGATCCAGGGCTTGAAGTCACCGCGCCAGCTCCCCACGACCCGGTACTGAAGCGATTCGGGATCGTAGACCGTGACGATGCTGGCTGCCCGCTGCGTCGCCAACACGAACGCCCGACGGTTCGCCATGACAGCGACCGACACCGTGCCGGCCTGCGTCTCGTAGCCGGTCGTGTGGTTGGTGTCGGAAACGTAGGCCGAGACGACGATGGGGATGCCCATCACCGCGCCAACCTCGCCGGTCAGGTTCAGCGCCCTGGGGCCGATCTTGTCGATGCTGCTGTAGTTCGGCCAGAGCGAGGTCGCCTTGGTGGCGTTGACCAGCAGCTTGGTGTAGGCCGCGTTGCTGATGATGAGCACCAGGTCCTCAGCGTTGCCGTACCCGGCCGACAGCTTGGACCGAATCATCGCCACGTCAACCTCTTCCCACGCCGCGGTCCCGATGGAGGTCTCGGCGGTATCGAAGGTCGTGGCGGTCGCGACGCTGGCCAGCTTGCGAAGGCCGTCCCACGCTCGCCGGCAGTCGTTGGCCGTGGTTACCACGGACGAGTCCTGATGCGTGGCCGTGGTGTCGCCGTTGAGGATCGCCGTCTCCTGCCCGTTGACGAGCGACTTGGCGATGGCCCGGCGAACGTAGTCCTCCGCGGCGATGATGCTGTCCTCGTCGAACTCCAGGCTGAACGGCACCCGGATGCCCATCGTCTTGCCGGTGAAGGTGACGTTTCTCGTCGACGGGGTGCGGGTCGGGATGAGCGCCGCGGTGTCGTTGACGTTCTCGCTCATCAGGTACGGCAGGCCAAGGTTGCCCTCAACCGGCCAGAGCCACGGCGACCGCGGGATCGTCACCTGGTCGAACAGGGTCGGCACCCGGCGAAGCAGCGCGATTTCCGCGCGGAGCTGGTCGGAGTAACCGGTCGGCACGTACTCCGCGCCGGTGGCCGTGCCGCTGGTGCTGAGCGCCTTGGCGGCCTTCTGAAGTTCCTGCCAGCCCTTGCACTCCCGCGGATCCTTGCGGAGCAGCGCCGAGACCATGTACACACGGTCGGCGGCCTTCTGGAACCGCAGCTCGGCTTCGTCGCGGGGAACCCGACCATGAATGTCGTCGTAGTCGACGACTTCCGGCTCGAACTCCAGCGGCTTGCCGGCCTTGTTGACGGCGGCGAGGTCCAACGGGCCGACGGGCGGCTCTCTGTCCGCCTGCTGCTTGGCGACCGCCGCGGCGACCGCCGCTTCGATCTTGTCGTTCATGCCCTCGGTCACGCCCTTGATCTGGGCGAGGATCTGGGCAAGTTCATCAGCCATGATGTCTGCCTCCGATGTAACGCTGACGCTCGGTCTTGAGCGCCGATGCAACGCGGCTCGGCACGGAGTCGGCGAGGGATCGCAACTCCGCAACGGCCTCGGTCAGCACCGCCCAATCAGGCTGCTCGGATGGGTCTCCGGGCGCCGGATGGGTCTCCGGGATCGGTGGCGGCGAAAGTTGTTCGATGAGGGCCTTGGCCTTGGCTACCTCGCAGGGGGGAACAGGGCAGCCAAGGCCAAGCTTGCGATAGTGGGCGGTGATGTTGACCAGCGCCTGCGCCGCGCCGGTCAATCTCCGGATGTCACAGGCAATGCGGGCCGACTCGATCGCGTCCTTGTCATCGGGAAAGAAGTGCTTCAGCAGTACGCCGGCGAAGTCGGACCCCGCATCGGCGGCCTTGACCAGCGCGTCCGCGTTGGACGGGATGGTGACGCCGCTGTATTCCTGAATGTCCCATGCGTAGATGGTCGGCCCGCGCTGGCCGTCCATGACCGGTTCCTGCGTGGCGTCGGTGACCTTGAAGCCGACCGAGAATGCCTTGAGGAACCCGCCCCGGTAGAGCTGCCACATTTCGTCACCGAGTGCGGTCGGCGCGAACTCCGTAGTAGCCTCGACCCCCTCGCCCGGAATAGCGCGGATGTCCACCGCCTTGCCGATGGGCGGCGTCTTGCGGTCGTGCATCCAGAGCACCACGGGGTTGCGAAGGAAGTCGGCGAAGGTCGCGCCATCGGCTTTTAGAACCTCAGAGTCCCGGTCGACCGTCTCGCGACTAACCCACGCATCAACAGCGCGGTGACCTTCATCGATGCTCTTTACGGCGTCCGGCAGGCTGGCGAACTTCATCATGTCGTTTCCTCCGGCGGGCCGGCGGCCGGTTCGGTGTAGCACTTGCAGCGGACCGACTCACCCGCGGGCAGGCTGTCGGCCGCGGGGTAAAGGGCGGGGTAACCGTGAACGCTAAAGGGCTCGCCTACGCGAACCGTCTGGCCGTCGATGTCGGCGTGGCGGGTGTACGGCCCGGCGACGTTGCGCCAGGTCTGCCATTCAACTCCGGCTTCCAGCATCGCCATCATGCTGCCGTGGTTGTACGCCCTGGCGAGTTCGGTTTGAGCGATGTTCTCCACCCGATCATCGTAGGCCGCAACCTGCAGCGGCTCGTCGGACCGGCCGAAGGCATCAAGGATCGCCTGCCGTACGCCCGTCAACCCGCGCCCGTCGCGAATGGCCTCGGCGATGCCCCGGTTGAGCAACTCGCGGGTGCCTTCGTTGATCCACTGCACGCGCTGAGCCGCGGTCGCATCGGCGAACTGTTCCACCACCGGCCCCGCCCAGTTCGGCCGCACCTGCAGGGCGTGCAGGTTGACGGTGGATTCGGCGCCGCCCTCCGCGCCGAGGGCGATGATCACGCGCATCGTGGGCGCCATCTTGGACGCGACAGCATCCTGCCACGGAAGGGCATCGAGCGGGGTGTCTCCGGGCGGGTCGGCGGCCTTGACGTAGAAGGCATCCCACGCGGCGAGGATCCCGTCCGCCTGCTCCTGTAGCATCTGGCCGACCAACCGCCGCACCGCCGGGGCGAGGCTGTCGCGGGCCGCGGCGACCTGCGCCGGGCGGATCGCCTTGGTGGCCGACTTCGGAGTCGGCGTCTCGGCCTCCGGCCCGCCGACAACCGGCGACACCGGCGACACAACCTTCGGTGGCTGCAGCACGGTCGGCACGAGATTCGAGACGGCCTCTTCGGGGATTTCGTCTCCGTAGATCCGACGTAGCGCCCATAGCCGGTCAATGCCGGATCGCACCATGACGCCGAGGGTGTCGGCCTGTTCCTTGGCGTTGGCCTGCAGCGCCTGGACTTCGGAGGTGTCAGCCTCAATGACCAGATCCTCGCCGAACTGCCATGAGAGGTGAGCAGTCAAAGCCGCCGCCACGGCATTGACTCGTGGCATAACGGCCAGTTCCCATAGCGCCCGGTATCCGGTCTCAAAATTGCTGTAGGTAGCGTGTTCCAGGTCACCGAGGAACAGTGGCGGGATGCGGTACGCCTTCGCCACATCTCGCGTGGTCAGCTTATCCAGCTCTAGAAACTCGGCGTCACGCGGGCTGAGGGACAGCTTCTCAACCTCGACGTTCTCGGGCGCGAACAGGACGGAATGCCGCTTGCCCCCACCCTGGTGCCTACCGGCAAGTTCGGCGCGGAGGATCCGTTTTTGCTCCTCCGTGATGCCCGGCGCGGAGATCAGCACGTCAGCGATCAGCCCATTAGCGAACAGGTCGCGGTTCGTGGACTTGGCTTGCCATTCGGCGTCCAGTCCCATGCGGAGACTCGACAGCGGCGACAGGCCGCGTAGCGGTTCAATCGGGTTCCAGAGCAGTAACGGTACGATGTCCGCCGGGTCGATTGGCAGACGTTGACTCTCGCTCGCGGTGCCTGGCGGCTGATACAGGTAGAACTGGATCACCCTCCGGTCGGGCGCCGCGACGGGGAACAGACGGTGACCCGACATCGGCCAGATCTGCGACGGTGCGCCGGCCGCGAGCGGGTTGTCCCGAGATATGCTGAGGTAGCATTCGCCGGTCAGCAGCAGCCACGAATAGAGCGAATGCTTCCAGTCCAGGCCGAGGTAGCTGTTGCCACGCGCCAACAGGATCGCGAGGTCGTGTTCCGGGTCTTCCTTGCCGTTGACCAGCACGCGAAACGGGATGGTCTTGGCGCAGTCGGCCAGCAGCCCCACGGCGGCCATGACATCATCCGAGCTGGCGTAGCGTTCCACGTCCGAGGTCACACGCTCGGACGGTCGGACGCCGCGATCGTCGGGCCAACGCCACGCGCCCCATCCAGCCATGGTGTCGGACCCGCTGATTTGATTGGCGTCTCGACTTCGGCGGTAGGCACCAACGGCCCCACCGACCTTGGAAGCCATGGCGGCGAGCAGTCCCATCACCACACCTCCCAGGTCTGCGACGCCATGGTCCGAGCCCGCCACGCCAGGGCGAGGGACATCACGGTGTCGTCATGGCAGCCCTTGCCGCCGGCATACGACGGGCGGCCGTTGGTGGACATCGTAACGGTGAACGCTTGCAGCTCATGCCGGAGGTTGGCGTCCGCCGGGATGCCGATCTCGCCGCGCTCGAATGCCAGCGACAGGTCTTCGATCAACGGCGGCTTGGACTGCGCCGTGGTCATGAACCCGCGGACCGGCAAACCATCGCGAACCAACTGTTCGAGCAGCGGTTCGCCGATGCTGTTCTGTTCGACCAACACCACCTGCGGCTGCCATCGGTCCGAAAGGGCTTTGAGCCGCTGCGTCTGCAGAGCGTAATCGATTTGGTTGAAGCGGTCGATTTCGACCACCTCGCCAGATTCGCAATCCACCACGGTGAGCGCGGTGAAGTCGTCACGCTTGGCCCAGTCGACGCCGATCGCGAACCGGCCATCGTAGGGTTCGGCTGGCAGGTGGCCGCGGGTCGCCTCGTCAATCCGGCGGATCACCGCCCCGCCGTCGGCGATGATCGCGGCGAGATATTCCTGCTGGAACACCGCCTCCGGCAGACTCGCCCGCGCCGCTTCGATGTCGGCCGCGGGCAGGTGCGGGTTGTCAGCCGACAAGTAGCGCCACGACCGCCACTCGGGATCACCGCCAAGCCCGCGCGAGTAAAGCCGCGTGAAGTACCCGTGGCCGCGCGGGGTGCCGACGAACAGCGCCCGGCCGCCGTGCCTGGTCAGCGCCGGCCGCAGCGCCTTCTCCCAAATCGCCTGCAGGTCGCCGATGCTTCCGGCTTCGTCGACAACCACCAGCCTGCGTTGCCCGCCACGCAGGCTGCCCTCGCCGACATGGGCCGACTTGAAGCTGATGCTCGCGCCGTTGTCGAGGTCCAGACG